GCGCTTCATTTAACGTCCAACCTAGTTTGGACTACTATCGGATAAACTAATGAGCAAGTACGCATTGGGCAAAAACGCATATGGAATATCGGACCGTTCTGGGTTCCGGTATCCTTTGGGCCGAATGCGCAAAGAATGGACCGGCATGATTGTTGGTTATGACGAGTGGGAAGCCAAGCAACCGCAACTAGAACCTCGTCGCAAAGTAATTGACGCTCAAGCATTAAAGGATCCTAGACCGGATAGGGTAGAGCCGCTAGATGTTTACGTGGGCGTCCCTCTTGTAGAAAACCCGGAACTTAATTCTCCTAATGTATTCGGGCTTGTTGGAAGTGTGACGGTGATAACATGACGATGACATACGGACAGTTAAAACAGGCGATAAAAGATTACACCGAGTATGAAGAAGCCGGGTATGTTTCTAACATTCCTTTATTTATACGGTTAGCGGAAGAACGCATATTAAAAAGTGTTCAGTTAAGTTTATTTCGAAAGAACGCTACGGCGACAACAAATTCCGGCAGTGCGGCGGCTCAATACATTAAGGTTCCGGCAGATTTTCTAGCGCCCTTTTCGTTAAGTATGACCGGGGCAAATGGGGACAAGTTTTTTGTAGAGTTTAAAGACCCAAGTTTTGTGCAGACGTACACGCCGGATCCTACTGTTACCGGGGAGCCTAAATATTATTGTCAGTTTGATGTTGATAATTTTTTAATGGCTCCGACGCCAAATGTGGCATATACGGCGGAGCTTCATTATTTTTATCGACCTCAAAGTATAACGGAAGGCACGGATAGTTCAACATCTTGGTTGAGCGAAAACGCGGAAATGGCGTTGTTATACGGTGCTTTGCTTGAAGCGTATATTTTTATGAAGGGAGAGCCGGATCTTATGCAGATGTACACGATGCGGTTTCAAGAATCTATACTTGGCATTAAACTTTTGGGCGAAGCTAAAGAAACTACGGACGAATATCGTACTGGCAAAGTTATAAGGGCGAAAGAATAATGGTATCCGCAGCATTTGATTTACCCCGCAAAGATGCGGTCGTTTCGGTACGAACAACAAACAATCGGGGTTTTAACCCGGACGAACTTGCGGAGCAATGTGTAGAAAAGATTATTTCAATATCGGAGTCTGCCCATCCCGCTCTTCAAGAACAAGCAAAGGCGTTTTCTCGTCACTTAGAAACCGTCATTGCGTACTATCTAAGACAAGCTATTCACAGCGATAGGACAACTGTGTATAATGCGCTTAAAGACGCGGGAAACCCTGAACTAGCAGAATTGATAAGGAGACTTTAAATGGCCTTTAGTGGAAACTTCATGTGTACGTCTTTCAAAAAAGAATTGTTGACCGCTACACACAATTTTACAAACGGAACCGGTGACACATTTAAACTCGCCTTGTACGATAACAACGCGTCGTTTAACGCTGCCACCACGGCTTACACAAACTCGAATGAGGTTGGTAACTCGGGCACATATAGTGCAGGCGGTGGGACACTGGTAAACGTAACCCCCACATCATCGGGAACTACGGCGTTGACGGATTTTTCGGATCTTACGTTTACGTCTGCTACGATTACGGCGCGCGGGGCCTTAATTTATAATACAACGGCGGGTGCAGCATCCGGGACAACTAACTCTGTGGTGGTTTTGGACTTTGGGTCAAACAAATCCTCTTCAGCGGGTGATTTTCAGATTGTTTTCCCAACGGCGGATGCGAGCAGCGCAATTATCCGTATAGCATAAGCGAGTGCGACAATGGCTGTTTTAAAGAACAGGGCAAAAATGTCCACCAGTACCACGGGTGCTGGTACTATAACTCTGGGTTCTGCTCTTTCAGGCTACCAAAGTTTTGCTGCGGCGGGAGTTGGTAACGGCGATCAAGTCCGGTACACGATTCAAGACGGCGTAAACTGGGAACTGGGTCTTGGGACTTACACAGCTAGTGGGACCACGCTTTCCCGAACTCCTAGCGAAAGCTCCGGTGGCGGCTCGGCAATTTCTCTAAGTGGAAATGCAGAAGTCTTTATTACGGCTGCGGCCGAAGACATTTTAAGCGATGTTGTAGACGACACCACACCTCAATTGGGCGGCAATCTTGATGTCCAGACCCGAGAGATAACTACGAGTACCAGCAATGGTAATATAAAAATAACGCCTAATGGTTCGGGAGTTGTTGAGGTAAAGGGCGCTGGCGGCAACGACGGTACATTACAGCTAAACTGTTCAGCTAACTCTCACGGTGTAAAGATTAAGTCACCGCCGCATTCTGCGGGGGCGTCATACACACTTACATTGCCAAATAATGATGGCTCGGCCAACCAAAGTTTAATTTCAGACGGTTCGGGCAACCTTTCTTTTACAACAATTACATCTAATGCAACCCATACCGGCGAGGTTACGGGTTCTGGCGCATTGACGATTGCTGATAATATTGTTGATGAAGCTAATCTTAAAGTCAGCAACAGCCCAACTAACGGATATTTTTTATCCGCGCAAAGTGGTAATACTGGCGGGTTGACTTGGGCAGCGGCGGGTGCTGCGTTATATAACGCAAACGAAAGTTCCCCATCAGCGCAACCCAGTGCTACAGGTACAAACGCAGTGGCTATTGGTGATAGTGCCGTTGCTTCTGGGAACGATTCCGTAGCGATTGGCGAACTTAGTAGAGCTACTGCGCAAAATAGTTTTGCTATAGGAACCAACAACATAGCTTTCGGGGCCACAGGCACAAATTCTGTTGCCGTAGGGGATAGGGCAACAACAACCGCCCATCAATCCGTCGCATTGGGTTATAATTCTCGGGCAGATCAAAGCCAGAGTGTTGCTATTGGAAGACAGGCAAACACGAGCACTTACGGGGAAATTGCACTAGGTGGCGAATATTACCACGGCGTTTCTGTTAGAGTATTAAACGCATACAACATGCCTACGATTGATGGCAATAGCGGGACCGTGCTTACTACAAATGGCAGCGGGACCACTACTTTCTCACCTGTTGATGACACGACTAAAATGCCCTTGGCTTTTGGAACGTTTACGGGGGATGTAGGATTTAACAACACGGAAAGTTTTTATGATTTAGCTAATTCTAACTACAAAAACGCTTTTTACAATCCGACACAAGCTTCTGGCCCCAAAGACATATTTTTTAAAACAGACGGTACAAAACTTTATGTTTTGGATGACGGCAACAACGCTATATACCAATATGCGCTTTCAACCGCGTATGATGTTACTACGGCAACTTATGAAAATAAAAGTCTAAGTGTGGCGTCACAAGACGCCATTCCGTATGGGCTTCATTTTAAAGACGATGGGACAAGGGTGTTTATCGTTGGAGTAGGTTCGGGCAACCTACATCAATATAATCTTTCCTCCGCTTGGGACATTTCTACTGCAAGTTTTTCTTCCACGGCTACTATTGGCAGCAGTCCCGTTGCTTTGTTTTTTAGGGGAACTGGCACGCAAGTATTTATTCAGCGCGGCGCTTCGTTGTACCGTTACCCGTTATCCTCCGCTTGGGACATAAGTACGTTGGGGTCAACGGACCAAAACACCTCTCTTGATGTGGACAGGGGCATGGAAATGAGTCCCGACGGGACAAAGATTTTCGTGACAGACACTAATGCTGGGGAAATTGTACGACAATATAACCTTTCTTCCGCTTGGGATTTGAGTACCGTAGGCTCCGTTGCCGCTACTTTAATTGTAGGTAATACGGGTACTGGTGTAGATGACACCGAAATAGGGGGGCTGGCGTTTAATTCAAACGGCTCTGAAATGAACATTGTTCATGCGGGTTCTGATTATATTCATAAATGGACGGGGGGCCTAGTAAAAGCCAAAATTAATAGCGCGTACACCCTACCAACGGCGGATGGCGCGGCGGGAACTGCTATTGTTACAAACGGCTCTGGCACGTTGTCTTTCGCTACGGTTGGCGCGGCCCTTTATTTAGCTAATCCTTCAAGTGCTACTGATCCAACTGCAGGTGGTACAAATGCTGTAGGCATTGGTAATGATGCTGTAGCAAGTGGTAATAATTCTATTGCATTAGGAGACAATGCAACTTCTGCAGGTGTAAGATCAGCCGCACTCACTTATTCTCATGCAGGTGGAGTGGACAGCTTTGCAGCAGGTATTGGTAACAGTTCAAGTGGCCGTGGCGCACAGGCTGGACAGGCGGTAGCCATTGGTAACAATGCTTATGTTCAAGCAACCGAATCTATAGGGTTAGGTTATTATGCTACCATTGGATCAAGTGGCTTACGGTCTGTGGCGTTAGGGCAGTCTTATGCAAACGGCAATACTAGTTTAGCAGCAGTCATAGCCAACAACACCTCTAGCTACGGCGCACTTGGTGCTAATACTATTGCTATGGGCTACTTATCTAAGGCTACACAAGAAGGCGCAGTAGCTATTGGTTACGATGCAATAAGCACAGGTATTGGAAGTGTTGCACTTGGAAGAAACTGTGATGCTACAGATCACTATGCTACAGCTATTGGGTCAGGCAATACGGCCTCTCAAAACCAAGCTGCGGCAGTGTTTGGGGAAAGCAATACCGCAAGTGCAAATAATGCTTTAGCAATTGGTGGTGGAAGTAACACGGCTTCTGGTACTTATAGTGTTGCTATGGGCGAAAGTGCTACCGCAAGCACTACTTATGCTATTGCGATAGGACACGGCGCCAAGGCGTTAGGTGGCGACAGGGCGATGGCTCTTGGTAGGTCGTATGCAAGCGGTGAAGATGCCTTTGCCGCAGCTATTGATGACATTACAGGAACTCACGGAGCTAAAGCACAACATGCCGTTGCTATTGGTAAAGAAGCACTTGCTGACGGTAGCAGTACGTTAGCTTTAGGAAGGGATGCAACGGCAACAAGTGGCGTATACGCAGCGGCTATAGGTAGAGCCTATGCTTCTGGAGCCGACAGCCTCGCAACAGCTATAGCAAACAACACATCAAGCTACGGTGCTACTGGTTCTAACAGTGTGGCTATTGGGTATCGGGCAAAAGCAAATGTTACATCAGGAATAAGTATTGGTAGTAGTTCGGTAGCAACGGGCACTAACAGCGTTGCTATCGGCGGTACTCTTTACGGCGGTCCACAAGCAGTAGGGTCAGCCTCTGTGGTTATAGGTCAAAATCACTCACTTAGTAGCCCGAGTGCAAATGGACCCGGATCAATTTCCTTGCAAGACGGGTCTTCCACAAATGGCAATGCCTCAAATTCAATGGCGGTACAGGGCGCCAGCACCTTAATAAAGGGTCAGTATGCTTATGCTGGGGGTGAAGCAGGCTCTACTGCTCAAACGTCTACTTATGTATTAAAAAGAGCAACTACTGATGCAACTATTACTACGTTAACCACGGAACGGATTGTCTCAAGTAATACTCCAAGTGCCATTAACCAAATTATATTGCGTAATGAAAGTGCGGTAAGTTTCAGCGGAACTGTCGTTGTGCGAGAAGATGCAACAGACGGAGATGATTATGCTGGTTGGGAAATAAAAGGTGTAATTATGCGAGAAGGTGCAGCATCTGCGACCACGCTAGGAGTGGGCATAGTAAATAGTCTTTACCACACTGCGGGATTAGCAAGTGCAGTAGTAACACTTTCTGCTGATACCTCAAATGGCGGCTTGAAAGTACAAGTAACTGGCATTGCATCTACAAATCTAAGGTGGGTTGCGGCAATCAACACAAGCGAGGTTACAAACGCATAATGGGCAAAATTCAATTAGATCATACAGGTTCTGGCGGGGGAGTAACTTTATCTAGTGATGGAACTAATCTTTTACTAGGTGGTAGTGCTATTGGCGGAGGGGGCGGTACGCAAGACTTCACTGCGGAAGGATCTATCGCTGCGGGAAAAGCGGTCATATTAAATGATGACGGCAAGGTGTCGCAGTTAGGTCAATCTAATCCCGCCCAAGAAGTTCCCGATGCTGGAAGTGAAATTACAGGTACGGACACAACCACTCTTTACGCGTGGGATGTGGACCCAATAGAGGGTAACACATGCTTAGTCACTTCTGCTATTACAGGAAATGGAGGGGTTGGGGTATCCGTTGGGATACGCAACCATAATAAGTGGGAGTTTGGCGCTCGTAGTTTATTGCTTCCAGCCGGGACTTATTACCCAGACAGTTATGGTGGGGGAGGAGGTGCG